ACGAGTTCGCGGGTCCTTCCTGGCGGAAATCGTATGCTGGCGGGCGAGGCGCGATGGATCGCCAGCGACAGGGCCGGATTTTTGGGAAGCCACCCGGTATCCGGATCCACGCCAATCCCGAGAAACCACCAACGAACACGCGCCTGATGGCCGGACGCCCGTCGCGCCCGCTGGACTCCGCACGGAGTCCAGCGCGGTCTCCGGAGTCCAGGACCACAGGTGTCCACTTCGATCCACGGACCCATCCGACCCATGACGCTGAGCTTCGCCCCTGAGCGGATCGAGACCTGGCCGCTTTCGCGCCTCCAGCCCTACGCCAAGAACGCGAAGGTGCACGGCGCGGACCAGGTCGCCAAGATTGCCGCCAGCATGGCCGAGTTCGGCTGGACCGTGCCCTGCCTCGTGGCCGAGGACGGGGAGCTGATCGCGGGCCACGGCCGCGTTCTGGCTGCCACGCAGCTCGGGCTGAAGGAGGCACCGGTGATCGTGCTCGGTCATCTGACCGAGGCGCAGCGCCGGGCCTACCGCATCGCGGACAACAAGCTGACAGAACTCGGAAGCTGGGACGAGGCGTTGCTGTCCGCCGAGTTGCAGGGACTGCTGGCCGAGGACTTCGATCTGTCGCTGGTCGGATTCTCCGACGGCGAACTCGACAAGCTCCTCGCGCTCGACCCGGACGCCGACGATGAAGACGGCGGGGCTGGCGGCTCGGTTCCGCCCGTGACCATCCCCGAGCCGCCGCGCAACCCGGCCTCGCGCAAGGGCGATCTATGGATCCTCGGCGATCACCGGCTGCTCTGCGGCGACAGCACGAACCATCAGGATGTACGCCGTCTGATGAACGGCGAGCGCGCGGTCCTGTTCGCCACCGACCCGCCCTATCTGGTCGACTACAACGGCTCCAACCACCCGACGCGGAACAAGGACTGGAGCCAATCCTACGGCGTCACTTGGGACGACAGCTCGCAGGGCGCGGAGCTTTACGACGGCTTCATCGCCGCGGCCGTGGCCGAGGCGATCACCGAGGACGCCGCCTGGTACTGCTGGCACGCCTCCCGCCGCCAGGCGATGCTGGAAGCGTGCTGGGAGAAGGCCGGCGCCTTCGTCCATCAGCAGATCATCTGGGTGAAGGACCGCGGCGTGCTCACCCGGTCCCATTACCTCTGGAAGCATGAGCCCTGCTTCATGGGCTGGAGGCGCCCGAACCGGCCGCCGAAGGTCGCCGAGGAGACGCTGCCCTCGACCTGGGAGATGCCGTCCTTCGCCAAGGACGAGCGTCCCGACCACCCGACGCCGAAACCGCTCGAAGCGTTCGGGATCCCGATGCGCCAGCACGTGGCCCGTGGCGGGCTCTGCTACGAGCCGTTCTCCGGTTCCGGCTCGCAGATCATGGCGGGCGAAGCCAACGGGCGCCGTGTCTTCGCGATGGAAATCAGCCCAGCCTATGTCGATGTCGCCGTGGAGCGCTGGCAGGCGGACACGGGCCGCGAGGCAGTTCTGGATGACGATGGCCGCACCTTTGCGCAAGTGAAGGCCGAGCGGCTCAGCCCTGCTCCAGCCGAAACGGATGCAGCATGAAGCAGAGCCGTGCCATGTCACTCATCGAGTCCCTTGCCAACGTCGCCGTCGGCTACGGCGTGGCGGTGGTGACCCAGATCCTGATCTTCCCGATCTTTGGGCTGCACACCACGCTGGCGCAGAATCTCCTAATGGGTGCGATTTTCACGGTGGTCAGCATTGGACGTTCCTACGCGCTGCGTCGGCTGTTCGAGGAAATCCGGTTGCGCCATGCCAGATGAAAGCCGCCGCCCGGACGGGGCGGCGGCATCGAGTTTGGAAGATGTATCGCCTTCAAGCCGACGGTAGGCTGTACACACGCCCGCGGCCATCAATCTTCTCGGAGGCCACTTCGAGACCGAGCTTTTTCTTGAGAGCGCCCGCCATCGCGCCGCGCACTGTGTGCGGCTGCCAGCCGGTGGCCGCGACGATCTCTGCGATGGTCGCACCTCCCGGCGCGCGGAGCATCGCGATCAGCGCGGCCTGCTTGGTGCCTTCGCGCGGTGTTCGCGTCGTGGGCGCAGCCCTCTGCTGACTGGGTGTGTCCGGCGCGTCCTCAGGCGCGGTGTTCGCATCCTTAGGCTCGATGCCAATGGCGGCGAGGCCTGCGTCGGTCGCCACCAGCGTGGTGCCGTGACCGTCCCCGGTCTCGCGCCAGACAAGCTCGCCCTTGCGGACGTCGGCATCGACTTCCTCGATGAAGCCTTTGGCGATCATCGTCTCCACCACCTTGGTGGCGGCGCCTCCGCGCAGGGAACCGGGAAGCGGCAGGACATTGTAGCTGTCGCGCTGAGCGGCGGCGCTGAGAATTACGGCTTGCGTGTCGGTGAGCTTGGTCATGGGGTCGTCTCCTTGGATTGAACCGCGACCGTCGCGGCCCTTCTACGACCCCAAGCCGCGCGGCACGGCGCGGCCGGAGTTCAGGCAGGTGCAGGATTTCACCCGGCGTGCTCGCCCTCGCGGAACGCCATGTCGGTGATCTCGCGCAGCTTGTCGCGGTAGTGGCTCAGGGAGCCGACATGGCCCCAGTTGATCTCGTCGGGACTGGTCTCGAAGTGGTCGTCGCTGAGCGCCTTGAGGCGTTCCAGCATGCTGTCGATCTCCAGCTTGGCGGCGATGAAGGCGTCGAGTGCCTTCGAGTTGTCGGTGGCGCGGCGGGTCATCTCTGTGGCTCCTCGTGGCGAGTTGCAGCGTGGTCTTGAAAGCCACGTTCGCTCTGTCCGAACCGCTTATCAACTCGATAAGCACCTGAATCTGAACAATAATCGGAGAACGCCATGCAGGGGCTGAGCGAGCGCCAATACGCCGCGCGCGTCGGTCTCTCGCGGGGCGCGATCCAGAAGGCGAAGGCTGCGGGACGGCTGGTCCTCCATGAGGATGGCAGCATCGACGCAGAGGCGAGCGATGCACGCCGGGCGGCGATGACGGACCCGTCGAAGTCCCGGCGCACCACGGCGCCCAAGCTCAAGCCGGTACCCCACGCGGCCGTGTCCGCCGTTGGCGACACTCTGCGGGAACAAGGGCTTGCCGCGCCACCCGTCGGCAGCGGCACGACCTTCCTGCAGGCCAAGACCGCGAATGAGGTGCTGAAGGCCCAGGAGCGGCGCATCCGGCTTCAGAAGCTCAAGGGAGAACTCGTCGACCGCGCCCGGGCGGTTGCGGTCGTGTTCCGGCTGGCACGCGAGGAGCGCGATGCTTGGGTGAACTGGCCGGCGCGCGCGGCGGCGCTGATGGCGGCCGAACTCGGCGTCGAGGCGGCCGCCATGCAGAAGGCCTTGGAGAAACATGTACGCGCCCACCTCGACGAACTCGCCGAGGTCCGGCCCGAATTCCGGTGATGAAGATGGCTTGAGGGATTTCGAAGGCGCGGCTGAGATCCTGCGCGCCTGGGGCAACGGGATCCGACCGGATCCCGACCTCACCGTCTCGGAATGGGCGGACCGGCACCGGATGTTGGCGTCCCGCGCTTCGGCCGAACCGGGGCGCTACCGCACAATGCGAACGCCCTACATGCGGGAGATCATGGACCGGCTGTCGCCCGGCGACGCGGCGCAACGGATCGTGTTCATGAAGGCCGCGCAGGTCGGTGCGACGGAAGCCGGCAACAACTGGATCGGCTTCGCCATCCATCAGGCCCCGGGCCCCATGCTCGCGGTCCAGCCGACGGTGGAACTGGCCAAGCGCAACTCGCGCCAGCGGATCGACCCGCTTATAGACGAGAGCCCCGAGCTCCGGGAGCGGGTCAAACCGGCCCGATCCCGCGACGCCGGGAACACGATGCTGTCCAAGGAATTCGCTGGCGGCATCCTGATCATGACCGGCGCGAATTCTGCGGTCGGCCTGCGCTCGACCCCCGCGCGCTACATCTTCCTCGATGAGGTCGATGCCTATCCGGCCTCGGCCGACGAGGAAGGCGATCCGGTGACCCTGGCCGAGGCGCGGTCGCTGACCTTCGCCCACCGGCGCAAGGTGTTCCTGGTCTCGACGCCGACGATCCGGGGGCTCAGCCGCATCGAGCGCGAGTTCGAGGCGTCCGACCAGCGGCGCTACTTCGTCCCGTGCCCGCATTGCGGGGCGATGCAGTGGATGAAGTTCGATCGGCTGCGCTGGCAGAAGGGCAAGCCGGAGACGGCGGAGTATCTCTGCGAGAGCTGTGATCAACCCATCGCGGAGCACCACAAGACGGCGATGCTGGAGCGCGGCGAATGGCGGGCAACCGCCACGACCGCTGATCCCACGACGGTCGGCTACCACCTCTCTGCACTCTACTCGCCGGTGGGCTGGCTCAGCTGGTCCCGGATCGCGCGCAGCTGGGAGGCGGCCCAAGGCTCCGACGAGGCGATCAAGGCGTTCCGCAACACCATTCTCGGCGAGACATGGGTCGAAACCGGCGAGGCGCCGGACTGGCGGCGGCTCTACGACCGACGAGAAGCGTGGCGGCCAGGCACGGTGCCAGCGGGCGGGCTGTTCCTGACGGCGGGCGCGGATGTCCAGAAGGACCGCATCGAGGTCGATGTCTGGGCCTGGGGCCGAGGGCTTGAGAGCTGGCTCGTCGATCACGTCGTGATCGAGGGCGGGCCGGATCGGCATGATGCTTGGGACCAGTTGACGGCACTCCTCGACCGGTCATGGCCGCATGAAAACGGCGCGCACCTTCGGATCGCGCGGCTCGCCATCGACACGGGCTACGAAGCCCCGGCCGTCTACGCTTGGTCGCGCAAAGTCGGCTGCGCGCAGGTCGCACCAGTCAAGGGTCTCGAAGGCTTCAATCGCTCCAGTCCGGTCTCCGGCCCCACCTTCGTCGATGCGACCGAGGGCGGGAAACGCCTGCGCCGCGGCGCCCGGCTCTGGACGGTGGCCGTCTCGACCTTTAAGGCCGAAACCTACCGCTTCCTGCGGCTGGAGCGCCCGACGGCCGAGGAACGTGACGAGGGCGCGGCGTTCCCGCCCGGCACGATCCACCTGCCGACATGGGTCGAGAGCGAGTGGCTGAAGCAGGTCGTGGCCGAACAGCTGCTCACGGTGCGCACGAAGCGCGGCTTCGCGAAGCTCGAATGGCAGAAGCTGCGCGAGCGCAACGAGGCGCTCGATTGCCGGGTCTACGCCCGCGCGGCCGCCTGGATCGCAGGCGCCGACCGCTGGCCCGAAGAGAAATGGCGCGACCTCGAAGACCAGCTCGGGGCGGCCCCTACCGACAGCGATCCCGCCGGGCAGATCCACCGACCGGGGCAGGCACCCCAAGGCAAGCGCCGTTCCGACTGGATCGGGCGGCGGGAAGGATGGTTCTGAAATGACCGACTGGACCGAAACCGAGCTTTCGGCACTGCGCCGGGCCTATGCCAGTGGCACGACCCGCGTCAGCTATGACGGCAAGTCCGTGGACTACGGCTCGGCGGAGGATCTGCTCGCCCGCATCCGCACCATTGAGCGCGCCATTGCCAGTGTGGGGCGGCCGCTTCCGGTCGCCGGGCTCGCGGGCTTCTCGCGCGGGGATCGCTGATGGCGGCGAACTGGTTCGACCGCGCCATCGCTTCGGTCGCCCCTCGGGCCGCCGCGCGGCGGGTCATGGCGCGACAGGCCTTCGAGACGCTCGCGCGCGGCTACGAGGGCGCCGCGCGAGGACGCCGTACGGAGGGCTGGCGTGCCCCCGGATCCTCGGCTGACACCGAGATCGGCGCGGTCGGGGCGCTCTTGCGCGACCGGATGCGCGATCTCGTCCGCAACAACCCGCACGCGGCCAAGGCCGTGGCGGTGCTGGTGAACAACATCATTGGCGCGGGCATCATGCCGCGTGCCGCCAGTGGGGACGAGGCGCTGGACCGCCGCGTCGACGCGCTGTTCGAGCGCTGGACGGCGGAGTGCGACGCCGACGGCCAACTCGACTTCTACGGGCTTCAGACGCTGATCTGCCGTGAGATGGTCGAGGCCGGCGAAGTGCTGGTGCGCCGTCGCCTGCGCCGCGCTGCGGACGGCCTTGCCGTCCCGCTGCAATTGCAGGTGCTGGAGGCCGACTTCCTCGACGCCACCAAATCCGGCGCGCTCGGTGCGGGCCGCCTCGTGCAGGGGATCGAGTTCGATCCGCTCGGCAAGCGCAGGGCCTACTGGCTCCACGCCGAGCATCCTGGCGACGCCTTCGGCGCATTGCAGAACAGCCTGCAGAGCCGGCCGGTCCCGGCGAGCGAAATCGCCCATGTCTACGAGAAGCAGCGCACGCAGGCGCGCGGCGTTCCCTGGGGCGCGCCGGTCATCCGCGCCCTTCGTGATCTCGACGATTATGAAGTGGCCGAGATCGTGCGCAAGAAGACCGAGGCTTGCGTCACCGCCATCGTCTTCGGCGACGACGAGGCGCAGCAGGGCATCGCCCCGGCGGTGGTCGACGCCGACGGCAACCGGGTCGAGCAGTTCGAACCAGGACTCATCGCCTATGCCCGCGGGGGCAAGGACATCCGCTTCAACCAGCCGGCCGCAACCGGCGGCTACGGCGAGTACAAGCGCGCAAGCTTGCATACCATCTCGGCTGGGTTCCGGGTGCCCTACGAGCTACTCACCGGCGATCTCAGCCAGGTGAACTACTCCTCCATCCGGGCGGGGCTCGTCGAGTTCCGCCGGATGATTGACGCTGTCCAGTGGCAGCTCTTCATTCCGATGCTCTGCACTCCGGTCTGGCGCTGGTTCACCGAGGCCGCATGGGCCGCGGGACAGATCCCGACGCCGGACGTGCCGGTCGAATGGTCACCGCCCAAGTTCGAGGCGGTCGACCCGCAGAAGGACGCGATGGCGAACCTTCTGGCGATCCGCTCGGGAACGATGACACTGGCCGAGGTGATCGCCCGGCAAGGCCGCAATCCCGACGCGGTGCTGGCCGAGATCGCCGCGACCAACGCCAAGCTCGACGCCCTCGGGCTCGTGCTCGACAGCGACCCCCGCCGCGTCACCAAGACCGGCAGCGCGCAATCGAGCGACCCGGCAACCGATCCGGAACCCGACCCGGGGCAGCCGGACACCGCCCAACAGGACTGACTTCATGGACACGATGATCGAACTGCCGGCGCTTCGCCGGTCGGCGGAGCTTGCGCCGAACACCGTCGATGCCGACGCACGCACCGTCGAGGTGATCTGGTCGGCGGGCGCGCGCGTCCGGCGGGCGAGCTTCTTCGGCGAGCCCTACGACGAGGAACTCAGCCTCGACCCTGCCCATGTGCGCCTCGATCGGCTGAACGCGGGCGCGCCGTTCCTGAAGGTGCATGAGATCGACACGCTCGACGCCGTCATCGGCTCGGTGGTGCCCGGCTCGGCGCGGATCGAGAACGGCCGCGGCATCGCGCAGGTCCGCATTAGCGAGCGCGCCGATGTCGAGCCGATCTGGCGCGACATCCAGGCTGGGCACATCCGCGCGGTCTCCATCGGCTACCAGGTCCATCGCTTCGACATCTCCAAGCCCGACG